CTGGAACCAGAAACAGAATATGCTATGGTTATGAAATCAGCAATTACTGATTATAAGGTTTGGATTTCTAGACTTGGAGAGACTGATATTAGAACAGTAGCAAGTGAAGCTGGAAAAGTAGTTGTATCTGCTCAGCCATTACTTGGTTCATTATTCAAATCACAGAATGCTTCTGTTTGGACGCCAAGTCAGTATGAAGATCTTAAATTTGACTTATATAGAGCAAACTTTAATACTAATGGTAGTGTTAATTTCTATAATCCAGGAATGCCTGAAAATGGAGAAGATCTACCTTCTAAAGGAATAACAATTAAACCTAATAAGGTTAGAGTTTCAATTGGTGGTAGTATTCATCAAACTGGTATTACCGATGTAGAACTTCAGAATGGAAATACAGTTTATCAAGGAACAAGTGGTGCTGTTAATTTAGAAGGTGTTCCTCATGGATCATTAGCAGGATTTGCTGGATCTATTAGAGCATATGCTCCTACAACAGGTTCTGGAGTAAATGAAAGAACTGCATTATTAGTTACTAATCCTGGTGTTGGATATAGTCCTATATCTGGAACATTTAAATTTAATAATGTTAATTTAACTAGTGTTACTGGAAAAGGATCTGGTGCTATTGGATTCTTGACTGTTACTGATGGTGTTGTAGTTGGAGCTGGTGTTACTTATGGTGTGGCTGGTTCTGGTGGATCAGGATATCAAGAGGGTGATATTCTTACTGCTACATTTGGTGCTGAATATGGTGAAGGATTAAGACTTACTATTGTTTCTGCTGACACTGAGGTTTATGGTGATGCTCAACCTTCTGGTATAGGAGCATTTAATGAGTTAGTAATAACAGAAAATCAAGGTGATTGGGATACTAGTGGTAGTGCTGCTCAAATATGGTATATTGATTCTGTTGGTGTTTCTACTGAACTTAATGGTGGTAGTGAACTTAATGGAAGAGTTATTCCACAATCTGTTTCTACAACTGAGGATGGATTACACTTAAAGATACATCAAAGAAATCATGGAATGTATAATAGTGTAAACCAAGTAACACTGAAAGATATTGAAAGTAATGTAGTTCCTACTATATTAACTTCTGATTATGCTAGAACATCTACTGCTGCAATATCAGTTCAGGCTGGTACTGCTTATACTAACTTTGAGGGTGTAGGTGTTGGAGCATCTAATCCAGGATATGTTAAGATTGACAATGAAATTATCAAATATACTGGTGTTTCAGGAAATACCTTGACAGGTATTACTAGAGGTATAGATTCTAGTAGTGCTCAAGCACATGAAAATAAAGATATAGTATGGAAGTATGAGTTTGGTGGTGTATCACTAAGAAGAATTAATAGACAGCATAGTTTGGGTGATGTTAATGTGACTAGTGAAGATGCTATTACTATAGACACTTATCATGTTAAAATTAACACTACTGATACTGATTATGGTACTAATAGAAGTAGTGCAAATTCTGATACATTCTTACCACTGAAATTAAATAGACAATCAGTTGGTGGTGGTCCTGATGCTAAGGCAACATATAATATTCCTTATTCATTAATGATACCTAAGTTTGAAACTATGGTTCCTACAGGATGTACTATTAAAGCACAGGCAAGAACAGTATCTGCTGCTAGTGTTAATGGTTCAGAAGCTGCATATAGAGATAAGGGATATACTGAAGTTGCAATAGGACAGAAGACTTATTTTGATACTCCTAGAATGGTTGCATCAGCACCTAATGAGTCAACATACTTGACTGATCTTCCTGGTAATAAGTCTTTAACTATGGTGTTAAATTTAGCTGCTAGTGACCCAAGATTGAGTCCTATGGTTAATCTAGAAGCTGCATCTTGTACTTTTGTTAACAATAGAATTAATAGACCTATTACTGATTTTGCTGGAGACTTTAGAGTTAACAATTCTGCTAAAGATCCTGATAGATTCTTCTATGTAACTAAGAATATTATTTTAGAAAATCCTGCAACTTCTCTTCAAGTTATTCTTGATGCTTATGTTCCAGATGTATGTGATGTAAGAGTATTTTATGCTATCAATCAAGATACTCCAATTAAGGATACAATCTTTATTCCTTTCCCTGGTTTTAAAAATCTGAATATTAATGGTGATATTATTACACCAACATCTAGTGATGGACAGTCTAATCAGAAAGTTCCTAAAGTGGATGTATATGTTCCAGAGGCAACACCTGATCTTATGAAGGAATATACATATAGTACTGATGATCTTAACCCATTTAGTTCTTATAGAATTAAGATAATTGGAACTTCTACAAATTCAGCAGTTGTTCCTCAATTACAAAGACTTCGTGCTACTGCTCTTGCATAATTATGACTTTGATTCCTGTTGAAAATAAACCTGGTATTTTTAGAGATAGTGAAACAAATGCTATTATAAACAAAAATACCAGTGATTACAATATCTACGTTAGAAGTAGAAATAAGATTAAAACCAAGGAAGAAAGAATTGGTGAACTTGAAAAGAAAGTAGATCATTTAACTGGTGATATTGGTGATATTAAATCAATGCTCCAAACACTAATAAGTAAGTAACATGGCAAATAACACTATTACATTTGATCCAGATTCTGGAGTAGCATACGGTGTTAATCTAACTATTAACTCTGGAGCAGATTTTAAATCTACTTTTGCTGCTCTTAAACCAGATAAATCTGCTTATAATTTTACAGGATATTCTGGTTCTTCTCAGATGACTAAATCTGTTGCTATTGGAGCAACTGCAGGAATAACCACTACTTTTGCTGTAGGATTTACTAGTGCTGCTGGTGGTGAATTTCAAATATCTTTAGGATCTACTGATACTAGAAATTTAAAGAAAGGTAGACACGTTTATGATATTTTGGTAAGTTCTGGTTCTACAATCTATACAATAGTGTCAGGAAATATAATGGTTCAAGGAGGTATTTCCTCCGCTCCCTAAATAACTAAAAGGTAAAATCTATATAAATGGCGCAACCTTCTTCACGACAAGAATTAATAGATTATTCCCTAAGACAGTTGGGTGCTCCTGTTTTGGAGATTAATGTTGCAGAAGAGCAACTCCAAGACTTAGTGGATGATGCTATTCAATTTTACCAAGAAAGACATTATGATGGAGTTACTGAGAATTTCTTAAAGTATAAATTTACTCAGAGTGATATAGATAGAGGAACAGCAAGTATAGCACAAAATCCAGTTGATGGTACTGGAATTTCATCTACTACTGTTGATGCAACTCTAGCTGGCATAGGTGCTACTACTTTTAAATATTATGAGAGTGGAAATTATATACAAATTCCACCAAATATTGTTGGTGTTAAAAAGGTTTTTAAACTGAAGAACAATCAGGCAATTGGTATGTCTGGAAACATGTTCAGTTTCAAGTATCAGTTAGTATTGAATGATTTATATTTCTGGGGAAGGACTGAATTATTAGGATATTCTATGGCTATGAGTTATTTGGAAACTATGGATTTCCTCTTAAATACTCATACTAGAATAAGATTTAATATTAGACAAGATAGATTATATCTAGATGTTGATTGGGAAGAAACAGCAGCAGATGATATTATAATTATAGATTGTTATACTGCTTTAGATCCTGATGCTTCTACTAAAGTTTTTAATGATAGATTTGTAAAATCATATTTTACAGCATTAGTTAAGAAGCAATGGGGTCAAAATTTAATTAAATTCCAAGGAGTAAAACTTCCTGGTGGAATAGAATTAAATGGAAGACAAATGTATGATGATGGTCAAAGTGAAATTTCTGCAATAAGAGAAGAAATGATTAGCACTTATGAAATTCCACCTCTAGACATGATTGCTTGAGGTAGAATAACATGGCACTCAATTCCTATTTCTTACAAGGATCTAAAAGCGAACAAAATTTAGTCCAGAGTTTAATCAACGAACAGTTGACAATTTATGGCGTTGAGGTATATTACATTCCTAGAAGATATATTTCTCAAAATACTGTTATAAGAGAAGTTATTGAATCACAATTTGATAGTGCATATCCTATTGAGGCATATATTGATAGTTATGAAGGGTATGGTGGACAAGGAACACTTCTTTCTAAGTTTGGTATACAGAATGTAGATGACCTTACTCTTGTAATTTCTAGAGA